CATTTAAGTACATGTCCGCCACCTTTTACAAGTGACCCGAATCCACCTGTTAACTTTCCTACAATAGATAAAAGCGGACCTAAGGCTACTACTGCTAATCCAGCTTTTACAATAAAGTCTTTTGTACCGTCATCAAGGCTATCAAATTTTTCTATCCAACCTTGAATAGATTCCATGAACTTTTCTGCATAAGGAACTAATCTTTCTCCTATCTGTAACATTAAGTCCTTGAATCTGTTTTTAAGCATTTCTATTCTTGAACCTAGAGTTTCATTTCTCTTTTCAGCTTCTATTGATAGAGCTGTGTTCTTTTCGTATTCATCGCTACTCATTGCGATAGCTTCACTTAGTAAGTCAGTATTACCAGATAATCTAAGCACCGCATCAACTTCTCTAGCGTTAGCAATACCTAATTCTTTCATAACAGAAACAGTATCTCCACCACTCTTGTTAACTCCGTCTAATCCTTTAAGTAATGCTACAAGGGCATCTTCGGGTTTATCTTTCCAAACTTTCGAGAACTCATCAGCTGACATTCCAGAAATTTTAGCGAATTTTTCTACTTCTTCTCCACCAGAAATTACAGCAGTTTCAACCTTTTGCATTACTCTTGACATAGAAGTACCACCAGATTCAGCGTTGATACCTAGTGATGACATTGCTCCAGCTAAACCAAACACAGCTGATTCACTCATACCAACTTGTTTACCAGTACCAGCAAGTCTTAAACCTAAGTTGGTGATTTCGGATTCTGTTGTAGCAAGGTTATTACCTAAAGCTACAATTGCTGAACCCATGTTTCCAAACTTATCTTCACTTGTACCCATGATGTTTGCGAATCTTGCTAAAGCATTACCAGCTTCATCTGCACCCATGTTTGTTGCTTGACCCATTTTAAGCATCTCTTCTGAGAAAGCTAAAATATTTTCATCAGCAATACCTAACTGTCCTGCTGTTTCTGCTACCCTAAGAATCTCATCTGTACCCTGTGGTATAGTTTTTGATAACTCTCTAACTTGGTCTCCGAACTTAGCTAATTGTGAATCAGTAAATTTAGAAGTTTTAGCAACTCCAGCTAATCCTTGCTCGAATTGAACTATATCGTCAAAAGATTTTTTCCCAAATAAAGCAACTGGTGTAGATACAAACAGAGTGTATTTGTTTCCAAAATCAGAAATTTTCTTTCCTACTTTTTGAACTTTATCTCCGAACTTAATCATCTTATCCCCTGTTTCTCGTAGGAATTGTGATTTTGTATTAAGCTTTTTATTTACTGAATCTAGTTGACCTTCCAGTTTTCCTAGTTCTTGCTTAGTATCAATAAGTTCTCTTTGTAAAGCTCTATACTCATCAGAAGCTTCATCTACTCCGTCAGCTTTCATTTGAGCCATAATCTCATTTAAGCTTCTTGCTTTCTCGATAGTGTTATTAATAGCTTTAGTAAGTTCTTCTTGCTTCATCTTTAGAAGCTGAGTATTTTTAGGGTCTACCCTTAACAACTTATTAATGTCTTTATTAATAGTTCTTAATTTTCTAGCTTTGTTTTCTATTTCAGAGAAAGTCTGTAATAGCTTGGTAGCATCAGCTCCAAATTCAATTGTTATACCTTTAATTTTTCTTGTTACATTTGCCATATTACCTCCTCTCTCTATCTAAGAAAAGCATTGATATCTTCTACATCAGCTTGTCTCTCAGTTATTTCTGTTTTTTCTTTTGGAATCTTTGCTTCCATTTCTTGTATATAAAGCTCGATAATATCCAAGCCCTCTTGCGTTGTAAGAATGGATATTTCATTAAAAGAAAAGCCTATCCTCTTAAGGAAGAAGATAGGCTCTAGGGTTTCATTTATTGATTCTTTTAATTGACTTTTCCCTTTTCTTTTTGAGGGCTTACATGGGTAAGTATGTTTCTTGAGCTTGTTCTAACAACTCAATGTAATCTACTAAGAAATTGAACTTAGGGTCTACCTTACTTAAGAAAACTTCAAAACTCATTTCTTGTACCATTCCACTCATGATAAACATAAGTCTAAAATATAGCATATTATCATAAGGCATGTTGCTAGCATCTCCGTCTTGAACCGCTCTCATAACTTTTAATAAGTCATCTGTCAATGAACGATTAAAAGATTTTTCATATAAGTATGTTCCAAATAATCCTTGATTCTTGTTTTTTACTAATTCTTTTCCGTTGATTTTTAACACGTTAGCAATTGGATTTTCTGGTTCTTTTGTTTCTTCAACTTTTGCTTCTTGTGTTTCTTTTACTTCTTCTTCTAATTTAATCGCATCAGTTTGCATGTTGCCCTCCTAAGTTCCTAAGCTTCTATTTCTTTGAAATCTTCTGCTGTTGGTATTAATACACTCTTGAAGAAATCTTCATATCCAGCATCTTCTTTATTTACAGTACCTTTAGTGAAAGTATGTCCTTCTGATATAACTGGAATAGCTGTGATTGGTAATGTATCTGTCTGTGGTTCAATATTTTCTGTCTTTGTAGCGTGGTTAACTGCTGGTCTACCAATTGTTACATGGTATAAAGCAACCTTTCTGCTGTTTGTATCATTCTCAAATTGGAATAATAAAGCAACTGCTTTAGGGGTAACATCAGCTGGTTCAATCAATAATCCTGTTGTTGCACTCTTCACATATCCTAATACATCAATTAAGAATTCATCTGGAATTAAAGCTATTTCTAAATCCCCTGTAAATCCGTTATTTGTTTTAGATACGAAATATGGAATATTGTCAGCATAGAATGTGTTGTCTCCCGCTTCTGCTGATAGTGATAAGTTTACTGCACCTTTTATAGGTTTTGGTGTATCATAAGTCAATTTTTCTTCATCTTTTAGTACTGCATAATGTACATTTGATAAACCGTATTTAATTTTTTCTGGCATTTTGTTCTCCTTTTTTATAATCTGTTAATTAGTTCTTCTTCAAACATCTCGTTTGTTTCTTCTTGAGTAGGTGCTATATGAGATTGACTTTTTGTTCTCCCAAAAGCTCCTCCATATTTATTGAATATAAAGTGTCCGTTTTCTAGTAAATGAGTAAGTCTGTAATGTTTATTGTATATCGTTACATGTTGTCTTACTCTTCCTTTATCCGTTGTGCTAGACCATGAATCTGCATAAGGCTTTCTACCACTTTTAATGTTTCTACCACTTCTTGGAGAGCGGTCTTTAGCCATTTTAAGCGATTTACGTTTTGTTGCCTTTACAGCTAAGTCGATAGCTTTTTCTGTTCTTTCAGTTTCTTCTACTAATAATTCTCGAATTACTTCATCTAACTGTTCTGGTTTAATCTTCATGCAACCTCCTAAATGTCGTAATAGATTACGTAAACATCTTCGCTGTCAATAAAAATATCAGATGACTTTTCATAAATGAATCCGTTATCTGATAGTATATTTTCAAGCTTATCTTCTAGTTCAGAATCTTTCTTGTTGAAGTAGTACTCAAGCCTAAACGTATTCTCTTTTATATAAATTTTATTATCAGCTAAAAACTGATTTTGACCTGTTCCCATGTAAGCTATAAACGGTATTGTAGGCTGTTCTCTAAATACGTGATAGATTACTGGGATATCAAGTAATGATTTTAATGTTTCATAAAACGTCATCTTAATTCCTCTCCTACACGTTCTCCTAGAGTCAGCTCTACAACTCCATTCTTAAGAGGGTAAATTCTAACAATGTTATAGACCTTATCTTTGTACCTAATCTTTTCTTGATTCGAAAACTCGAAATCATTTATGATTAAGTTAAATGCTAACTTATAGCCATGATTCCCTGCATTGTAAAATTCATTCCTATTAATTCCTAATACATTACAAAATATTTTTTGTTCTTTAGTAGTGGTAATATAGTTACCGTATTTGTCAGTTGTTGCATAATCCTCGTCTATTAAATAAGCCTCGTCACTAAAAAGATAGTTTCTATTCATATAATTACTCATTAGGAACTTCCTCCGTACGTTGTATTCTTCCCTTCATTAGATATCTGTTCTTTAGCCTCCAACCTAAGTGTTGAGGGAGAATATTCGCTCCCTCTCCATTAGGTGCTCTAAATTCAAAATAACCACCTTCTCCACGACTTGAGTATCTCCATTCTGAATAATCAAGAACTAATAAAAAGTCGTCTACTTGTGATATATCTAAATCTTGGATTTTGTGTATATCTTTAATTTCTTGGATTACGCCACGAACTATAATATCTATATAGCTATCTTTAGCATCTATTGATATTCCAGCCTTCATTTTTACTTGATTAACAAGCTCTTCATGAGTTAATTCTATTGGCATACAATCCTCCTATTGAAAGCAATAAGAGGACTTATTTATCCTCTTTTTTTGCTTTATCTTCTATTTCTTCAACGATAGCTTCAAGCTTATACTTTGGAGCGACCTCGTTTATTTCTGCGAATCTTTCTTTTGATACGATAAATTCGTCTCCTGCTTTTCTTCTAATATTTTCTTTGTTATCTTTGAAGTTTACTAAAGCTTTAACTTTCATTTATAATCTCCTTTACTGATTAAGCTTCTGGTTCTACTGTTGGTGCTACAATTGTTCCTTTAACAAACATTGTTTTATCTACAACTTTACCGTCATATCTACCAGATGTTTTGTAACCAATTTGTTCTTCAATCCAACGAACTTGGTCTGATGTATCGAATGTCATTCCTTTTCTTTCTACTAAGATGTAACCATTATAGAAGTCTCCTAATAAGAATTGACCGTCTGCTAAAGCTTCTGAAATTACAACTTTTGTTCCGTCTGGAAGTGTTTGTCCTAATCCGTAAACAATCTTACCGTTAGCATCTGTACCGTATGTTTCTGGTAAAATATTATTGTAGTATGTTGCTCTATTAACTAGCATTGTTACATTCTTAGCTTTTGGAGATAAGCCACCTATAGCTCCTAAAACTCCTAAGATACCTTCTGCTTCAACTGATTCTGCACCAGCTAAGCCTACTGATAAAATACCTTCTGGTTCTTTAGATGTTGCACCTTTACCGTTAATAATTGCTTCATCTAAAGCAATAGCAATAGCTTGAGCGAATTCTTTCATGATAAAGTCAGCCACGTCAATAATTGCATCTTCGATAAATGCTTTACATAAGAACACGTAACCACCTAATTTGAAACCGTCTAACTCAATTTGAGATAGTGTACCGATTACTGCTTCTTGCAAATCAGAACACATTTCAGTCCAGAATAATTGTGGTGTTCCAGCGTTAACTACAACTCTAGCTGTACCTTTAACCGCTACTTTTCTAACTAATTTAACCACTTCTCCGTAACCATAAATTTCTTGGTTAATCATTGCCATAACTTCTTCTGGAATTAATAACTCTTTACCAGTAAGTGTTGTTTGTTCTGCTCTTGTTACTAAGTTAGCAATAGTTTGGAAGAACTCTTTGTTCTCTCTTTTTTCTACTAACTTTTCAATTTGTTCTCTTCTTTCTAAATTCATATTTAGTCCTCCTCTAACAGACATATCTTTTTTAGTTTTTGTACTTCTAGCTTCTTCTTCTACATCTTTTTTAGGTTCTTCTTCTTCAACTGCATCTTCTGCTTTGTTGTTTAATTCTTCTAGTTCTGCTTCTAACTCAGCAATCTTTTTTTCTAAAGATGCTTTTTGTTCTGCGATTGTTTCTTTTTCTTTTGTGATTTCGTCAGCTGTTTCTTCTAACAATTCTCTTTCTTCATCTGTTAGTTCTTCTGTTGAGTTTTCAACGTCTTGGACTAATCCTTCTTCTTTTGTTTTAATTTCTTCTTCTCTAGTTAAGAAAGTATTTAAGTTATTTCTTAGTGCTTCTAGTTTTTTCTTTATAAGTAATTGTTTTAACATTACTCCTCCTCATTTGTTTTTATTTTGTTTAGCATGTTTTTCTTCCATACTTCGTGCATTTTTTGTTTTGCTCTCTCTATATTTTGTTTCCTTGCTTCAACAGAAGTATTGGCATAAGCTGGGAATGTCACTACTGAGACTTCGAATAAATCAAGGTCTGTAATTCTTGTATGAAAATCATTACTTCGCATTTCATCTTCGCTATCTCTTATAATGAATCCGAACGAACATTGGTCTATGTCTCCACGCTTAACTCTGTGGTATAAATTGACAGCATCAGTATCATTTTTGTTGATTTCAATTTTTCCAAACAGACCTTTATCGTCAGCTCTAAGTTGTAAAGTATTACTCTTAGTTCTTCCTAAAACTTTTGCTGAGTCATGGTCGAAAAGTGCTTTTACATCATCTTTATTTTCTAAAGCTCTATTAAAAGCTCTTTTGTCAATACTCTCGTAATAGCCAGGAAAAAGTTCTGTCTCATCATCAAATAAAGCAAAATAACCTTCAATGACAAAATCCTCTTCTTCCCTATCTGTTGCATTTCTAACAGTTAAGTCTGAACTAATTGAACGATATTGTTTTTCACTCATCTTCTTTGTTAACCTCCTTTACTTCGTTTTTTTCGACCAGTTTTTCTTGGTCGCCTATCTTATCAATTGGAATATAGTTTTCAAGTATTACTAACTCGTTTAACTCGTCCAATGTAGATATTCCTAATTTGTCTCTAACTTCATTACCAGTAACTAAACCTTTTGTATACAAGTCTGAGTAGATTCTTGCTAACTCGATTAGGTCGTAACTTAGTAAACTAGAGATATTGAATTTGAAGTACCAATCATCTTTAATGACTAGCTTCCTTGTTAACTCTTGCTCTATAGATTTTGCTATAATAGATACTTTTGTCTTAACAAAATTGTTGTATTCTTCTTTATTGAAAGTTCCTACACCCAATAAAAAAGCTGGTATTCCAAGAATGCTAGCCACACTCTCTTTATTAATTTTTATGGTTTTATCAATCGCAATGTCTTGCAATGTTGTAGGTTTTATTTGTTCTATCTGCATCAATTCACTTGGAATTATCCAAGGTTGACCCGACTTAGCTCTACTTAAGAATCTATTTTCAATTTCATTTCTTCCCTCCTCGTTATCCATGTCTCCAGTTAAACCAGACACTTTAACAATTACGTTTGGAAGCATTTTATTTTCCATAAAGTCTTTTGTAGTTAAGTTTGCTTGTCCTAAGTTATCAATAAAATCTCTTAAGATTACTTCTTGAGATGCTCCTATCCAAGGTCTATCCATGTCTGGATTTAACCTAAAGTTAAGAATCTCTTCTTCGTCAAATTCATTTCCTTTAATGTCAACATAATATCCGTAACCGTCCTCAGAATCGTTTATTGTACGTTTCCTATAAGGCACTTGGATTAAGTCATCAATATAAGTTTTACCTCCTCTAGTGAGGATTTTAGGAAGCACTATCGCATTTCCATACAACAGCATTTCTTGTACTATCCAAGATATAAACATTTGTCTGTTTACGTATTTGTTAGGGTAAATATCTATTTTTTTAGACAACTCATTGATTATCCTTTTGTCTCCACTCTCAGAGTTTTCCATTAAATGAATAGTCATAAGAGAGACAATCTCAGCGATTTTTTCAACTCCTGCTTTAACTTCTGGACTTTCTACTAAAGGAATATAATTTCTTTTAACAACATCAGCATTAAGCCAAGCGGTTAAAGCGTTTTGATTGTAAGCAACATTAGCATCAACTTGAGCGTCTGTAACTTGTCTTTCTTGGTGCTTCTTAGCTTTTATTTTTTTCTTCGCCATTTTCCCTCCTTTCTATCCCTTAAGGAATGTTTTTAGTAAATCTCTTTTACCGAAATCGTGAATTAATCTAACTGTTGCAAATACACTCGCATCAAATAAGTCGATACGCATTGTAGGCATTACTTTCTCGTATTGAATCATGTCATCAGTTTTTTCGATTCCATGAACGTTTTCTACACAATACTCGTAAGCGTCCGAGTGTAAGTAGTACAGTTGTTTACTAATAGCTTTTTGTTCTATTCTTCTAAAGCCTTTAGTCTTGTTAATATATAGCTGAGGTTCATCTATGATGTTAAATTTCTCAACCTTCATCATTAAGTAGAACTCTTCTGCAAACTTTCTATCAAAACCTATTTGCTTAATGTTAAAGCCTTTGTTTCTCATATCTACGAACCATTTAACAATGTCTGTATAATTTACTATCTCTGTATTAGTCATAGTTAGGTTACCGTCATCAAGCCAGCCATATAGTGGAATATTATCTTCTTCTGCTTTTTCTCTTGCTCTAGTTACTGGGAAAAACGCATGAGTAATAACAATTAATACTCCGTTGTATTCTCCAACTAAAGCTGTAGCTGTTAAGTCGTGCATCTTAGATAAGTCAGCACCACCAAACCAATCTATCTTCATTTGAGCTAATTCTTCTAAAGTCCAGTTGTACTTGTCATCAGATTCTCTGAATGTATCTAGATTGAAGTAAGCTCTTGTTGAAGAGGTATATACATTCAATGATTTAGCTAAAAAGTCTTTTCTACCTTGAGGGTCATTTTGAGCTTGTAAAGCATCATTAAGAATGTCATTAGGTCTAATAGTTACTCCATACATTGGATTAGCTTTTTCGTGTTCTTCTGGATTAGTATAATCTACTTCTCCGCTTTCATCTTGGTCTGCTTCTGCAATAAACACGTGATACTGTTCGTCCTCAACTGTTTCATCTAAAATCTTTTTACAATAGATTAATCTCTTATAACAAAATGAGTTCATATTATCTCCAGCTGTAGTAATACCTATCATTAATTTATTTGTATAAGCCTTCATAGCTTCTTTAATGATGTTGTATTGCTTAGCTGTTTTATAAGCATGTAACTCGTCTGCTATAGCCATGTTACAGTTAAGTGAGTCTTGTCTATCTACAGAGCTTGCTAAAGCTTGTATTCTTACAGAACCAGAGTTAAACTCTCGTTCAATACTTCTTTCTACGTTACTGTCTAAAATTCTAAATTCTTTCTGTTCTCCTAGCTTAGTAATATTATATTTAATAAAGTCAAAACTCTCTCTTGCTTGTTGCATTGAGTTAGCAACTATATAACACTTAGAACCAGATTTCATTCTGTAAAGACTTAAGCCCCATGCTAAAGCACTTGAGAATGTAGTTTTAGAATTCTTTCTTGGAATGTAAATAAAACTTTCTTTGAATCTGGATTGATTAGTACCTTTATGGAAAAACCCAATTAAGTCGTAAATAATCCACTTCTGAAAAGTTTGTAATAAAAAAGGCTTATCTCTCATGGATTCGCCTTGTAAGTTTTCGCCCTGTCTATGGACGAATGTTTTTTCAATTATGCTTATAAGCTTCTCAGCTTCTTCTGGTCTAAAGTCGTACCTGTCATCTTCAAGACCTCTTAAAAATCTCTCTACACCTTTTTTCCTGTACTTGTTAACTAATACTTTGCCACTAATAACATCATTACAGTAATTCATTATAAGGTCATAGTTAGGCAAATCTTTCTTAGCCATTACAGATTCCCAAGAACTTCCTCTAATTTCGAAGTCTTAACTTTGTCTACTGATATCCCTTCTAGAGATTTCACGTTAAGACCTAGTCTATCAGAGTAGTTAGCTAAATCTTTTCTTAAACTTTCCATAGCTGTGTATAGTGGCACTTTACGCATATTAGTTGCTCCAGCCTTGTTAGTATATTCTTCTTCAATCACATAACCAGAATCTTCGAATCGCTTCTCAAAAGTCTTATATTGATGTAGCAATCCAGCATAGATTTCAATAATCTCGTCAAACTCTTCTTTGTACGTTCCTAAAGATTTCATTTGTTGAATAGTTAACTCTATATACTCTTGTTTATTCATTACTTTATACCTCTCTTTCTAGCAAATAGCCTTTGTATTTTGATACCTTCATCAGTCAGCATACCGTTTGTCCTGTCCTCTAAAATGTTATGAGCTTCATCACATACACTTATAAGGTTTCGTTCATCATAAAATAACTCTGGTCGTTCCTTTGTTGGGAATAAGTGATGAACTGTAGTAGCTGTCTTGTATATACCGAATCTCTTGAAGTATTGGCATACATATTTATCTCTTATTAATACAACCTCTCGAAGTCTTTTCCAAGGTTTTCTTTTATACATTTTAATTCTTTGTTCTTCGGTTAACATTATATACCTCTCAGACGTCACAGAATCGATTGTAAGCGTCGATGTTACTGCATTAATTGTATTGGTCTACTAATCTAAAAAGACACCCCTTAACCTCAAATATAAGGTTAAATAT